ATGAAGCGTTTTGGACGAGTTCTGGCGGTGGCCGCCATCGGTCTTTCGGCAACGTTGGCGGTGGCCGACCTGGCTGAGGCGCGGCGGGCGGGCGGCGGGTTCGGCTCGCGCGGCAGCCGGACCTTTTCCACGCCGCCGGTCACCCGAACGGCTCCGACTAATGCCGCGCCGATCGAACGGACGATGACACCGCGGCAGAATGCCGACCCTTCGGCAGCAACGAGACCGGCAGCGCAGACCCAAACGGCGGCGAGACGCCCGGGCCTCTTCGGCGGGTTCGGCGGATCGATGCTCGGCGGGCTGATGATGGGAGGCCTCATCGGCATGCTGCTTGGCCATGGGCTCGGCGGCGGCATCGGTTTCCTCGGTCTCCTGCTGCAGCTTGGCCTGATCATTGCGGCCATTGTTCTTGCGATGCGGTTCTTCAACCGCGGGGCAAGACCCGCCTATTCGGCGCAAGCGGCGGCGACGGGATCCTACGCAGCTCACGGCACCTCGCCATCCTTCCGCATTCCGCGCATCGGCGAAGGCACGAGCCGCCAGGGGGCGGGACTTGCTGCCTCCGAAGCCCGACCGGCGCAGGCTCGGGACGCAGGCGACGAAATCGGCATCGGGCAGGGCGATCTCGATCGCTTCGAGGCAATGCTCAAGGAGGTGCAGGCGGCCTATGGGGCGGAAGATTATGTGGCGCTGCGCCGGCTGACGACGCCTGAGGCCATGTCCTACCTCGCCGAGGAACTCGGGGAGAACGCGACGAAGGGCCTCAAGAACGACGTAAGGGACGTGCATCTCGTCCAGGGCGACGTGGCAGAGGCCTGGCGCGAAAATGGCGCCGACTACGCCACGGTTGCCATGCGATACGAGAGCATCGACGTGATGCGCGACCGGGCGACCGGCCGCGTCGTCAGCGGTGATCCCGACCACTCGACGGAAACTGTCGAGCTCTGGACCTTCCAGCGCAGGCATGGGGCCGATTGGCAGCTCTCCGCGATCCAGGCCGTGGAGGCGTGATCCCAAGCGGAGGCAAAGGATTGAGAGTTGCGCGCATGGTATGCCCGCTATCCGGAGAACCGCGTGAGGTTCCAAAGCTGCGGCATATGTGGGCGACGTCCGGATTGCTGACTTTCCTCTCGGTGCGGCAAGCCATAAAATAATGCCAACAAGGCGGGATGAGATGAGCACTAGGGCGGCGAGATCGGACGGGTGCGTGCGGGCCAGAAGCGGCAGGCTCAGCGGTTTCGTCTCGCCCATTGAAGCGGGCATCGCGGCGTTCTGCATCACTTTCGGCTCTTTCGCCTTTGCCGGTGAGGCGGCGGCCGGGGACTGCAAGGGCCTGGCCCGGCCGCGCATGGACTGGAGCGATTGCAACAAGCGGCAGCTGATGCTCGGCAGGAGCAATCTTCAAGGCAGCAATCTTTTCAACACCGACTTCTCGGCCACCGATCTTGGCGGTTCCAATCTCACTTCGGCCAATCTCGAAAAGGCGACGCTGGTGCGCGCCTCGCTCGCCGGAGCGACAGCGGACGGGGCGAATTTCAGCAGGGTCGAGGCCTACCGCGGCAATTTCTCGGGGATCTCGGCTGAGAAAGCCTCTTTCGTCAGTTCCGAGCTGCAACGCGCCAACTTTACCGAGGCGAAGCTGACCGGGGCCGATTTCGAGAAGGCCGAGCTCGGCCGCGCCAATTTCGCGAGGGCAGTGCTGACAGGCACGCGCTTTTCCACGGCCAATCTGTCCCGCGCCGTGCTGAGCGGTTCGGCTTTCGAAGGCCCGATCGACTTCAGCCGCGCATTCATGTTCCAGACGAGAATAGAGGGGGTCGACCTCTCGGCCGCCTCCGGCCTGACGCAGGAGCAGGTCGATCTCACCTGCGGCGACGCGGCAACGAAATTGCCGGCAGGCCTTTCGGCGCCGAGCCATTGGCCATGCCCGGCGGACGACGATTGAAAATCAGTTTACCCGTTCGCCGAAGGCGCTCTTTGGCCACAGGCAGTAGATCGGCCTTTGGCGGAGCGCAATTGCGGATCTCGCGCCGGAGCCAAGCCAGCGCCGCACGGCGTCCTGAGGCGGGTCGCCGTTACCGAGCGTGATCGAACGCCCCATCAGGTCGAGGCGGCGGCCGCTGTAGCCGGCATCGTCCGGGTGTCGGCCGAAGCGTGATGGGCCAAAGTCGGTGCTCCACCGTTTCCTGTGGGGGAAGGGCTTGGCAGCGCCAGCTTCGAAGAAGGCCCAGACATCGAAGTCCTTAATTCCGTTCGTGCCGTTGAGATAGTGGAGCGCGCCTCCCTGGGCGAGCGCCAGCAGGAGCAGCCGATCGCGGTAAAGGCCAGCGACCGGCGCCCGGTCAAAGATGCCGGCGAGAGCCTCCATCGCGACCGATGAGATCCTTTCAAGGTCCGCTGACGTCAATAATTCGTAGGAGCGGACTGCCACTTCGTTGCTCATGCGATCACAGCTCCGGCGGCGCTGCAGCGTAGCGCCGCGCCGAAAGTATAGCATAGGCGCAGCCCTCATTCGCCATTCCGCTCCGACACGAGTCTGAGGCCCTGAAAGGGGCGGTCCTCAGGCACCTCTTGCCGCTCCTTGGGCGAAATCTCGTAACCCAACGCGAAAGCGATCTTCCTCAGCATTTCGCGGGCACGGAATTCGTGGCGGGCGGCCGCGTCCTTGTCGGTGACGTAGTAAGCGGCGCTCACCGCCTCGATCAGGTTCAGCGCGGCGAGGTTGGCGACGGCGTAAGTCTCGGCTCGCATCAGAGCGGCCCTCCGAATTGCTGGCGGTGATTGTGCGTTCCGAGAAGGCGCATCCGTTGATCGCCGCCGTTATCGGAAATCTCGCGCTCACGATTGCGTTCGAAGAAGACGTCGTCGATGAGTTCGGTGGCGGGGACGGCTTCCCGCTGCAGGACGTCGCCGTCGGCGCCGAGGTTCCAGGCGAGGGAGGCCAGGCTTGAATAGGTGGAGGAGAGGAAGCTTCTGAGCGCAGCCTGGTTTTCCGCGTCGCTCGATCGCAGGAGGTCGGCGCTGAACAGCGCATCGACGTGACCGTGGAGGTCGACTCTTATGCGGGGGATGGACATTTCTGCCTCGATGCCTTTCGTGTCGTTCACCGGAAAGGCAACATTGCACTCGCCATGTCGCGTGTCAACACGATACGTGTTGTTTCTGTGTTGGAGGCGCCGCTTCGCCCGTGTTTCCAGACGCGCAAATGGTCGGCGCATCGAGCTTGCCGATGGCCGGATCGATTTTCGCGCAGATGCGCCAGCTAGGCGTTTCCGGCGAGGGCGATGTAATGAACGGATTGTACCGTTTGGGCTTCGAAATGCAGTTCCTTCGGAGGGTTGAACTGCTCGAGCACGAGTTCGGAATTGTTGTGGCGGACGAATTTCTTGACATAGGCAAGTGGTGCGCCGCCTTCCTCCAGGCGGATCTGCGCGATGACATAGTCGCCTTTGCGGACGCGGCGGGTGGGGTCGACGAAGCAGACTTCACCGTCTTCGTAGCGCGGAGACATGGAATCGCCGGAGACCGAGACCGCATAGGCGCCTGAAATTTCAGAAAGAATGGGCGGCGCCATGACTTCGTACAAGACAGCGCCGTTCATCAGGAATTCCCCATCCAAACCGCCGACGGCTTGACCGAAGACAGGGATTTTCCTGCCCCGGCCGGTGACGCTCGCGCCAATCTCTGCGTTTGGTGAGTCGACCTCTGGCATCTTCAGAGAGTATCCCACGCCGCCAACCGGCAGTCGGTCCGTACCCTTCAGCAGCCAGAGCGGGTCGACATTGAACTTCCGGCCGTAAAGCTCGGCCTCGGCCAATTCGAAATCGTTCTGGCCGTTCTCATGCGCGCGATAGGTCGAGGCGACGACGCCAAGCGCGTTCGCCGCATCGGAGGCAAAGCGGTAACCCGCCTTGATGCGCGCCTGGCGCAAACGTTCAGCTCTTTCGCTCATGACATGCAACATAGCAACATGAATAACATAAATCATGTTGACATTGCAACATGTATGATGTCATGACTGGCGCATTGCGGAGGTTGCAGTGACGTCGGGGCGCTGCAGGCGCTGCGAGCGACGGGAACTGCAGCGATCGACGGAAAAGGAGGCCGTATTGATCCGACCATACCCGATTTCCAAAGCGGAGGACGCCGCTGCCTAGGCGGCCGTCGAGCACCGCGAATACGGCGCGGAAGCGCGGCGCCGTCTCTCGAGCGGGGAGGCGACGGCGGAGCCGCTTGCGAAGGGCAAGAGAAACTGAAGAGCAAGGGAAATGCGAGGAGAGGCATGACAAATCCGGAACTGACAAGACAGCACCGCCACTACGGGGCGGTGCGCGAGAGGCTGGTTGGCGCGGCCGCGTCGGGCGGCCGGTCGGCGGTGCTGGCCAGGCTCGAAGCCGAGGCCGCGGAGCTCGCCCAGGAGAATGCAGCGCACAGGCGTCAAATTGCGGCGTTGGAGGCAGATCTCGCCGACGCGGAGGCGCGGCTGCTGGCGCAGGCAAAGGCGCTTCTGTCGGGGCGCAGCTCGGGTGCCGATGACGGTGCGGGCGAGGAAAGGCGATCCGTCGAAGCGATCGTCGCTTCGGTGCTCGCCGATTTCCCCGGCGTGAGCTGGGACGACATCATCAGCGTGCGCCGCGAGCGCCGGCTGGTGAAGCCGAGGCATGCCTGCATGCGAGCCGTCTATCAGAGCCGTCCGGACCTCTCGCTGCCGCGCATCGGCCGCATCTTTCGTCGGGATCACTCGACGGTGCTTGCCGCGGTGAAAGCCGAGCCGGAGGAGCGTCCGGCCTCTACGCAGGGCGGCGCCGGGCGTCTCTCAGACGCGCAAGGGCTTTGAGACGCTGCATCCGAATCTCCCCCGCATGAAAGGGTTATTACCGATGATGAGCAAGGCTCAGAAACTGCGTGCGAAGCGCAAGGCGCAACTCGGCCGGCCGCGCAAGGCCGATGCGGAGCGCTTCGCCTGCGGCAAGATCAAGCCGCAATGGTCGAAACGGGAAAGCGAGAAGGAGGCGATGGCCGTGGCGATCGCTGCGCGCAAGCGCATGCACGGGCTTGCGACGAGCAGCGCCTTCGCCGGTTATACGCTCGGCCGGCTTTTCCTCGACGGGCGGATCACCGAGGCGCAGCGGCAGGCGGGCGACGACTATGCTGCGGCGATGACGCGCTACTACCAGCTGACCGGAATCCCATTGCCGAGCGTGCGCGCACAGGACATCGGGCGTGTGCAGGGGCACCCCGGCGAAACGAGCGAGGAGCGGCACCGCCGGGCCGGCAAGGCCAGCGAAACGATGATGCGGCTCGAGGGCGTGCTGCTCAGATGCGCCGAGGGACGGCAGGTGAAGACGACGGTCTTCAATGTCTGCGTGATGGACTATGAAGGGCTGCGCATGATGCCGGAAGCACAATTGCTGTGGCTAAAGCGCGGTTTGAACGCGCTCGTCTTCGACAAGGGCTTGCGCGACCATGGGGAGATGGAGTATTCCGTTAATCAACGATAGGAATTTTCTCCTTCGCGCCGCTACCTCATCCCTGCGACACTTACAGGGGTGGGGACCCTAGAAAAAGCTTCCGCCAGAACCAGAGTTTCTCTCGACCACCGAACGCCGGCCGCAAGCTCTGCAGGGTGCAACAATGTTGGGCTCCATGCGTCGGGCCCACGCAATGAAGCCGGTCAAGCGGCTGTGACCGAAAGCGGCGATCAAAAATTCGTGATTGGCAGCCTAAAGGCTGGCACAAAACCAGGATTCGACCATTCTTTAGTGTTGAAGGGACATACATCGAAAGGTGAAGGCTATGAACAGGTTAGCAATCGTCGCCTTGTCCCTGGCGACGGCAGTAAGCAGCGTTCCGCCGCCCGCCCTGGCGTTTCCCACCATGCCCGTCGTGAAGACGCAAACCGCCGACGTTCAGCAGGTTCAGTTTACCTACGAACGCGGTGAGGAAAGAAAGAGCCAGGATCGGAGATTCCGTAATCGCTGCCCCTGGCCGGATTGCGGGGAGCGTCGCTGGCGCCGAGATCGGGATGACCGGCGGTACAGCTACAGGCACCGCGATCGGTGGGATGAGGACTATTATCGCCACCGTCGCTATCGCCACCGCCATCGCGACAATGATCTGGGCGCCGCCCTCGGCGGGTTGGCGGCCGGCGCGATCATAGGCGGGCTGCTGGCGCAGCCGCGATACGCCGCTCCGCCCAGATATTATGTCGGCGGCAGCGCACATACCCGCTGGTGCTATGCGCGTTACCGTTCCTACAGGGCCTATGACAATACCTTCCAGCCCTATTACGGGCCGCGGAGGCATTGCGTCTCGCCCTATTTGTGAGCGTGTTTACAGGATCGAGGCGCGGGGCCACAACGGCGTTGATGGCCCCGCGCAGCTTCGGCGTTGCCGTCGGCCACCGCGCGTCGACTCCCAAATATGGACAGGTGGAGCCAGCTTCCGTTTCCCAAAGTGCGTGTCTTGTCAGACGCGAAACGGTCGCAGCAAGTCTTTGTCCTTGGACCTGGGTCGAATTCAATTTAGAAAGGGTGCAGGGGAGATCGGCGTCGAAGTTCAATTCGTTTTGGAAAACGGAGAGGCGGGTCGCGTGAGGACACCAGCAATCATCGGGCTGGCACTGGCAATCGCGGGAACGGGCGTGGACTCCCTCGAGGCGCAAACCTGCGCCTCCGCGCCTTGTGAATTCGACAACCGGCATGAGTTGTTCATCGAACGGCAGTATCGCGACTTCCTGCAGCAGCGTTATCCGGGTTACGGCTCACGCTACCGCGGTATGGCGCCCGACATCAGCATAGGTTCCGGCGCCACCGTCGGAGGGCCGCTGCCGAGGCCCCGACGGAGAATCGTGGACTCCGCCAAGGCTCATCTGCTCTGGTGCCGCGAGCGCTATATTTCCTACCGGGCTTACGACAACACTTTCCAGCCTTTCGAGGGGCCGCGCCGTCCCTGCAACTCGCCTTATAATTGATCGTGCTGCAAGCGACGCGGTGCCGGCGAGTGTCCGGAGAACTGCTATTCGGCTTTTATTTCGGGTCCGAAGCGCTCCATGAGGAACGACGTCTGAATGGCGGGGCCGTGCAGGCGATCGGTCTTGTCCAGCTTTACAGTTACCTGCTCAGCGGGCGGCGTTCGCTGCCAGGTGGCCGCCAAAAACAAGGTAGCGCCGGCAAGAAACCCGAAAGCGATAAGGATCCAATGGTGGGTCATGGCGAAACTCCTTTTCCCGCGAAGGCAATGCGTGAGAGGATTTCTGGTTCCCGGCACGCTGCCGGAAAGCGGGCTATGGTTCAGTTCTAAAAATTGCTGCAGTCGGCAGCGCTTATGACAATCTGCTTAAATACGGTCGCCGCTTCATTGTGCTGGCGCCAACAGTTCAATTATAACATCGCCTGCCCGCAGGCGAACGATGGTCCAGTATCAACAATTCGTCCGATCTCGTCATTCCCCCGCATGTCTCTTGCGAGGTATTCTTCCATCGAACTTACGCCGCGCTTTCGCACCGGCAATCTGATTGAAGCAGGCGCCGAGCCATTGCGCAATCGATTTATGATATACGGTTGTATAGCAGTTGTATTTGCTCAGCAGATGCGTGCCCGGGGTCACGAGCGGGTCGCCCGCACAAATTCTGTGGCTAAACCGAAAACCGCTTGCCCTCATCTCACCGGGCGCTTGCGCAAATGGAACGGTTCGGTTATTCCATAAATCAACGATAGGAATTTTATCCTTCTTCTGCTTCCCCGGTGGCGTTGCGATCGAGTGGCCAACAAGCCGCTGCCGCCTTTTCGACATTTCACGAAAAATCAGAGCTTACGGCGACCGGCGCGTCTGACGTCAGATGCTGCGGCGCCGTATGCGGCCGGCGATGCGTCTTCGCGTCGACCCAACCATAAGCGGTTGGGGGGGCGACGCGTCGATCCTCTCGCAGATGCAGGCGCCGCCAACCGGCGCGGCTCGCGAGGGTGCGGCATCGCCGGCCGCCGGGACCGGGGTCAAGAGTTATGTGGCAAGGGTGCGTTTCGATGCTCGACAAGGAAAGCCCGGACTGCGCCGCCGGTCCGCCGGCCGACGCACCGGTCAAGGCCGGCGCCGCGGCGAAGCGGGCGAGGGGGCGCGGCCGGCTCGGCGGCGCCTTCGCCGATGCGGTTCAGGCGGATTTCGAGGCGCATGGCGCGGCCGTGGTCGCGCGCATCCGGGAGGAAAAGCCGGAGAGCTATTTGAAAATCGTCGCCTCGATCCTGCCGAAGGATCTCGGTGCATCGGGCGGGATGGACGATCTTTCGGACGAACAGCTGATCGAACGGATCCGCCTGCTGGACGTGGCGATCCGGCCATTGCTCGACCCAAAGAAAGCCGGCGCCCGCCGCTCTCAACGGCGGGCGCCTTCTTCGCGCTCGGTCAAGCGGCAGCCAGCCAAATGAGGGCGGCCAGCCGGCCGACCCAGTTGCGCAGGCTGCCGAAGCTTTCAGCGTGCCGGGGCAATCGCTGCCGTGGCGGTCTCCTCGCGCGAGAAGATGATGACGGCGAACAGGAGAACGCCGGCAAAGGCGATGAGCGAGGAAACGGCGACGATCGGCTCCATGGCGGCGTTTCCGGACAAGAGCAGATAGAGCGACGGAATGAGAACGGCGACGCCGAAGGTGTAGACGGCGTATTGGATCGCCGCCAGGCGGCGCGCGGCCTTCTGCGGATTGAGCGCATGATAGCCGCCGAAGATCGCCATCGTCACCCAGCCGAGAAGATTGGCATGCGCATGGGCGCCGGTCGCGGCGTGATTTCCCGAAATCGACATATGCAGGCCGATCGAGATACCGAGGATCAAAAAGACGATGGCTGTTTTGAAGTAGAGATTTGCGATGCGCGGCATTTGGACGTCCCCCATTTTTGGCCAAAAACTAGCATGTCCTCAACTATATGAGAATGTGCCGAAGAAAGAGATTTTGGCGGCGATGGGCAGTTACCGGCGTTACAGGGCTGCAGATTGCTTGAGGGCAATCTCACCAGCTCGCGCCGTCGATCAGCCGGTGAGGGATGTCCTCCCAGACCGAGCGGTCGAACATGCGCATGTTCACGGCCATGCGCGAGGATGAGCGACCGATCGGCGACCAATGGGTGGTGCAGCCGCATGTGCTGCAATGGTGGGTGGTGAGCGTCTTGTCGCCCTGGACATAGCCGACCAGCTTTTTCTGCGGATCGCTGATCGTCACCTCTTCGGCAGGGTAATAGCCCCAAAGTGCGCCGAGCCGGCTGCAGAGCGAGCAATTGCAATCGCCGAGCGTTTCGGGCCGGACCGGGACGGTGATGCGGATCGCCCTGCAATGGCAATGGCCTTCGATCATGTTTGCGGCTCCCTGCTGCGTGTCTTCTCGACTCTCGATCAAGACGACGACATGCAGCGATAAAGACGTGCCCTTTCGCGTCTCAAAGGCGCGCGGCGCTGCGATCGCCTACCCGACAACAATCGGCCTTCCTGACGGATCGCGCAAGACAGAGCGATCGCCTCCCCGGCGAGGGCGGTAGGCAACGCATCGGAAATCAACAAGGGCGGGCGGCGGATGGCAAAGCGATCGCAGGCGGCCGGCGGCTCGATGGCGCCGGAGCTTTCCGCCATGCTCCGGGAGCAGGCCACGTTGATGGCGGAGCTCGACCGGCGGCGGCGGACGAACCTGCTCGCCGACTACAGGCCCTATAGCAAACAGCGCGACTTCCATGCGGCCGGCGCCGACTTTCGGGAACGGCTGTTCATGGCCGGCAACCAGCTGGGCAAGACGCTTGCGGGTGCGGCGGAAGCGTCGATGCACCTCACCGGGCGATATCCCGACTGGTGGCAGGGCAGGCGTTTCGACAAGCCGATCGTGATGCTGGCGGGCTCGGAATCCCACGAGCTGACGCGCGACGGCGTGCAGCGGCTGCTCGTCGGGCCGCCGCTCAGCGAGGAGGACTGGGGAACCGGGTTCATTCCCAAGGCGGCGATCATGGCGACGACCAGGCGCGCCGGCGCTTCCGGCGTGCTCGACAGCGTCACCGTGCGGCATGGCTCGGGCGGCACGTCGACGCTGCTCTTCAAGGCTTACGAGCAGGGGCGCGGCAAATGGCAGGCGAACACGGTGGATTACGTCTGGTTCGACGAGGAGCCGCCGGAGGACGTCTATTTCGAGGGCATCACCCGCACCAACGCGACCGGCGGCTCGATCGCCGTGACCTTCACGCCGCTCAAGGGCTTGAGCGGCGTGGTGGCGCGCTTTCTCATGGAGAAATCGCCGGACCGCGAGATCATCACCATGACGATCGAGGATGCGGCGCATTACACGCCGGAGGAGCGCCAAAGGATCATCGCCAGCTATCCCGCGCATGAGCGGGAGGCACGGACGAAAGGCGTGCCGTCGCTCGGCTCGGGCCGGATCTTCCCAGTGGCCGAGGAGAGCATCCGCGTCGAGCCGTTCGAGATCCCGAAACATTGGGTTGAGATCGGCGGTCTCGATTTCGGCTGGGATCACCCCTTCGCTGCCGCGGCCTGCGCCTGGGACCGCGACGCGGACACCTTCTACGTGACGAAGATCTATCGCGAGCGGGAGGCGACGCCGATCATCCATGCGGCTGCCCTGAGGCCCTGGGGCGGCTCACTCCCCTTTGCCTGGCCGCATGACGGCCTGCAGCACGACAAGGGCAGCGGCAACCAGCTTGCGGCGCAATACCGCGCGCAGGGGCTGGCCCTGCTGCCCGAACGCGCGACCTTCGACGACGGCACGAACGGCGTCGAGGCGGGACTCTCCGACATGCTCCAGCGGATGCAGACCGGACGCTGGAAGGTGTTTTCCACCGCAGCGGAATGGTTCGAGGAATTCCGCCTCTATCACCGCAAGGACGGCAGGATCGTCAAGGAACGCGACGACCTGATCTCGGCCTCGCGCTACGCGCTGATGATGAAGCGCTATGCGCGGGCGAACAACGGCAAAGCAAACTGGAATTTCACTGCCCGAAAGGTTCTCTGATGGCCGCAATGACCGATCAACGCCTGTGCGCCCTCGTCGGCCAGCTGGTGAAGGACTGCGAAAGCTATCGCGACGAGCTCGCGACCGACCGCATCAAGGCGATGGAATATTATGACGGCACGATGCGGGACGTGCCGGCGGATGCCAACCGCTCGAAGGTGGTTTCCCGGGACGTGCGCGCGGCGATCAAGAAGGTGCTGCCTTCCCTGATCCGCACCATTCTCGGCAATGACAAGGTGGTGGAATACGAGCCGGTCGGCGATGGCGACGAGGCGGCGGCGGAGCAGGCGACCGACTACATCAATTACGTCGTTTTCCCGGAAAGCAACGGCTATGACGCCGTGCAGGATGCGGCGCATGACGCGTTGACGCTGAGGAACGGCGTCATCCGCTGGTGGTACGAGAAGAAGCAGGCGGTTTCCGTCTCGACCCATACGGGGCTCGACGAGGCGGCGCTCGTGCAGCTCGTCGGCGACGACGATGTCGAGGTGCTGGAACAATCGCAGACGATCGAGAAGATCGAGACGGCGGAGGCATATTCCTTTACAGGCGGAGAACCGCTTCACTCTTTTCCTGATCCCGCTCCGGTCGTGGAGCAGCCGAGCTACAGCGTGAAGATCCGGCGGCTGACGGAGCGCGGCACGCCGCGGCTGGCAGCGGTGCCGCTCGAACAATTCCTCATCCACCCCGATGCGATCTCGATCGAGGACAGCCCGATCACCGGCATTGCGATGCGCATGCGCCGCTCGGACCTGATCGCGATGGGTTACGACCGCGACCTGATCGAGCGGCTGCCGGCTTCGACCGGCGACAGCGGCCGCGACGACGAGGAATTTGCGCGCAGGCGCGACGCCTTCGAGGCACGCGACGAAGTGCCGAAGGCGCTGGAGGAGGTGGACTATTACGAGCTCTACGTGACGATCGATGCGGACGACGACGGGATCGCGGAACTGCGCCGGCTCGTCTTTGCCGGCGGCACGGGCGAGGAGAACCTGCTTTCGAACGAGGAATGGGACGAGGTGCCCTTTGCCGACCTGATCGTCGAGCGGCGGCCGCATCAGCGGGAGGGCGGCTCGGTGACCGACGATCTCGCGCAAATCCAGCGGGTCAAAACCGTGCTGATGCGCCAGACGCTGGACAATCTCTACTGGCAGAACAACCAGCAGCCGATCGTCCAGGAAGGGGCGATCGCCAATCCCGAAGCCGTGCTCAACCCGAAATTCGGCCAGCCGATAAGGGTGAGCCAGGGGATCGATGCGCGCGCGGCGGTGGGCTATTCCATGGTGCCCTTCGTCGCCAAGGAATCCTTCGCGATGCTCTCCTATCTCGACCAGGAGGCGACGGACCGCACCGGCATTTCCGATGCCTCGAGCGGGCTTGCGCCGGATGCGCTCACGAACATGACGGCGCGGGCGACGGCGCTGATAGAGCAGGCGGGGATCGGCCAGACGGAGCTGATGGTCCGCACCTTTGCGCAAGGCCTGAGGCGCGTCTTCAAGGGCTTGCTGCGCCTCGTCATCAAGCACCAGGACCGGCCGCGGGCCGTGCGGCTGCGCGGCCAATGGGTGACTTTCGACCCGCGCCACTGGAACGCCGAGATGGACGCGACGGTGAACACGGGGCTCGGCGCCGGCACGCGCGAGCGCGACATGATGATGATCCAGATGATCCTCGGGCTTCAGGAGAAGCTGCTGGCGACGCTGGGACCGGACAACCCCTATGTCTCGCCGGACAACCTCTATAACGGCATTGCCAAATCTGTGGAGGCGGCGGGGCTGAAATCGCCGGAGCTCTATTTCACCAAGCCGACGCCCGAGGAAATCGAGCGGCGCATGCAGGCGGCAGCCAGCCAGCCGAACCCGGAGTTGCAGAAGCTTCAGATGCGGGCCCAGGCCGACGCGGAAAAGGCGCGGCTTTCGGCAGAAAACGAGCGGCGGAAGCTGGAGATCGACCGCGAGCTGAAGCTTGCCGAAATCCAGCAGAAGGGCGCGCTGAAGCGCTACCAGATCGATGCGGAGCTGGACCTGAAGCGGCAGCAGAACGCCGCGGAGATGGTGGGCGGCGGGCCGCTGACGGCAGCGCACGTGGGAGGTCGCGCCGGCTGACGCGGTTACATCACCTCAATAGGTGAGGGCATTGATTCCTGTTTAGTCATAACTTAACTCTCTTTGTGCTGTATGAATGAGGCTGGGAGGCGCACAGGGTAAAAAAGGCATATTCTGATGCACATAAGTAATTGTGTTTGTTTATCTTTGGTCGTTGTACTTACGCTATTTTCTTCTTCGTGCAGCGAGACGGCCCTACCCGCACAGGCCGCGTCCGCCTCCGCCGCATCCCGGTCGACTACGCCGCCCATTCACCCTTCGCAGGGTCCGAGGCAATGCACCACACCAAAGAAGGTGTGCCCGTATGGTGTCGGCCCCGCTGGAGCGCCCTGTTCTTGCTGGTCAAATGAAGGTGGACCACCCCACCTTGGGGTGACGACCAAATAAGGCCGCGAACGCTTCAACTCGGTAAGGCTTACGCTTGAGATGGCAGCTGGGTCTCGTGATTGCCAAACAAATAATTTCGGCCGAACCGCTGGCGGGGTGAAGACGTAGCATCAACTGAAGTCGGACTTCGCGTCGCAGTCATTGTGCAAGCGAGCGTAGAGCCCGTCCGGACGCCGCGCAAGCTCGCCATGCGTGCCCTCCTCCGCGACACGCCCATCGCTCATGACGACGATCTTGTCGGCGTTGACGATGGTGGAGAGGCGGTGGGCGATGACGATAACCGTGCGGCCGCTCATGGCGTGGTCAAGCGCCTTCTGGACCGCGGTTTCCGATTCTGTGTCGAGCGCCGAGGTGGCTTCGTCGAGGAGAAGGATGGGCGCATTGCGCACGAGCGCGCGGGCGATCGACAGGCGCTGGCGTTGACCGCCGGAGAGCGTCACGCCATGCTCGCCGACCGGCGTGTCATAGCCCTGCGGCTGGGCCAGGATGAATTCATGCGCATAGGCAAGCCGCGCCGCTTCCTCGATTTCCGCGTCCGTGGCGTCGGGTCGGCCGTAGCGGATATTGTCGCGGATCGAGCCCTCGAAGAGATATGGCTGCTGCGAAACATAGGCGAGCCCGTTGCGCAGAGACTGCTTGGTGACGGTGGCGATGTCCTGGCCGTCAATGAGGATCTGGCCCGACTTAGGATCGTAGAAGCGCGGAATGAGACTGATGATGGTCGATTTTCCGGCGCCGGAGGGGCCGACGAGCGCGGTCGTCTTGCCGCCCTCGGCACGGAAGCTGACGCCTTTCAGGATCTCGTCACCACTGCCGTAGGCGAAACGTACTTCGCGCAGCTCGACAGTGGCTTCGTGAATCGTCAGTTCGGTCGCATCCGGCCGATCGCGCTGGTGCGGCACCGTATCGAGAATCTCGTAGATCATTCGGGCGTTGACGGCGGCGCGCTCCAGAGAGACCTGCAGGCGCGCCAGGCGCCGTGCCGGATCATAGGCCATGAGCAGCGCGGCAACGAAGGCGAAGAAGGCACCCGGCGGTATGTTGCTGTAGATCGTGCGGAAGGCGGCATAGGCAAGCACGCTCGAGATCGCCAGTCCCGCGAAGGTTTCGGTCATCGGCGCCGTGCGCTCGCTCAATCGCGCGATGCGATTGGCGCGGTTCTCGGCCCGGTCGATGATCGCCTCGACCTTGCGGCGCAACTCGTGTTCCATCGTGAAGGCCTTGACGATGGAAATGCCCTGGATGGTTTCCTGCATCGCGCCGAGAACGCGGCTGTTGACTTCGACGGCCTCGCGCGTCGCCGCGCGCAGCCGCTTGGACACATATCTGAGGCCGAGAAGCAAAGGCGGCGCAACGAAGAATACGAGGAGCGAAAGCAGCCAGTCCTTGCTGAACATCACGCCGACGAGACCGATCAAGGTCAGGAGATCGCGCGCGACCGACGTCACCGTCATGTTCAAGAGGTTGCGGATGCCGCTGATGTTCTGGCTGATCTTTGCGGCAAACTGCGCCGAGCGATGCTCGTGGAAATAGCCGACGCTGAGCGCCATGAGATGATCATGGAGCCGCTGCTGATAGCGTGCGACGATGTTGTTGCCGATCTTCGACAGCGCCACGGCCTGGCCGTAGGTGGCGAGGCCGCGCAGCAGAAACGCGAAGAAGATGGCGCCGCAGATCAAGAGGACGATGTCGGCGCGCTTATTGGCGAAGGCCTCGTTGACCACGATCTCCATGATCCAGGCCGTGAAGCCCGTCGTGGTCGCCACCACCGCCAGGCAAAGAATCGCAAAAGCATAGCCGCCAATGTGGTCGCGGCCGTTCTCGGCGATGGTGCGCCGAAGAATTCCGCTGATGCTCTCGGAATCGACTGTGCGCTCTTTTCTATTCTTGGCGTTCAATAAGCCCGTCTTCCCTGGCTCGATATGGCTGCCGCATGCCGGCGCCTGTGTCGGGGTCTATAGTGGTTTGAAGCCTCGTTGGCGAGTCTTGGCCACCATCCTAACGTCAGCTTCTCCAGCGCCGTCCCTCTGTTGCAACTCAAAGGCAGGCATCTACCCCACGGTAGATTTGGCACATCTCTGCAATGAAAGTTTCATAGGATGAATTCGGACGAAAGAATTACGGCTGCACGGGCGCTTCTCAACAATCCGCTATTCGAGCGGCTGATGGACGATTTGGAGGCTGCTGCGGTCAACGGCTGCGTCAATGCCAAACTTACCGATCACGAGAGCCGCGCGGCGTTTGCTGCGGAGGTGCGAGCGATCCGGAACTTCCGCGGCAAGCTCAAGTTCCTGACGGAACAAGCCAAGTCCGAGGGAACAGGCGCGCCTGCATAAAGCGTGCGCGTCGGGCCGAGGCCAGGCGCCTTGTTCTGGCGTTTTCAAGCGGCGTGCTTTTCGAAAGCAAGTCATCAAGCTGCTGCAGCGCATTGAAATAGCGCATTTTTCGATGCGGAGATGGCGCGTGCCGTCGCTCCGCCCAGCCAAAAGGTTCTTCCATGATGAACGATAGTGCCGACCTGCCTTTCGGTGGGAGCAAAACCGTTGACGGCTCGGCAGAGCCCGCAAGCTACGACGAGCTGAATTTCTGGGAGCCGCATGAGGCCAACCCGCGGAATGAGGATGAGGAGAAGCGGAGCGGCGGAGAGACCGGACACGACGATGGTGAGCCAAACGGGATTGATGCCGATGGCGACGAGCCGACCCTTTCTGACGAGGAGGAGGCGGCCAACGAGGCCGAGGACATGATCGTGACGCTCGAGGGTGGCGAGCAGGTTCCGCTCGAGGAGCTGAAGCTCGGCTATATGCGCGAGCGCGACTACCGCCACAAGAAGCAGGATTTGGCCAATCGGGGGCGGGCGCTCGAAAGTATGAGCAGCCGTGTGGTTGCGACCGCCAAAGCCGTTGCGGAACTGGTCGCCGGGCAGATTCCGGATGAGCCGTCGGAAGAGCTGCGGCTCTCCGATCCGGAAGCCTATCAGCGTCAACGGGCGCTGCGTCAGGCGGGGCTGGAGCAACTCGCGCGGATGATGGCACTCGCCGACGAACCGGCAGGCGTCGTAGCGGAGCTTCAATCTGCAGCAGCCGAGGAGAGGCTCGCGGCGGAAAACGCCAAACTATTGGAAGCGTTCCCGCAGACGAGGGATGACGAGGGGCGGCAGGCTTTCTTCGCCGAAGCTTTCGAGACGGCCCGGGAACTCGGCTTCTCCGAACCGGAAATGCGCGAGGTGATCGACCACCGCCTCTTCAAGCTCGCGCATTATGCCCGGCTTGGGCTCAATGCCGAGCGGGCGCGCTTAAAGGCCTTGCAGAAGGTAACTGAGGCGCCGGCCCCGACACCCCGCGTGAAGGCGAAGAGCCAGGCGCAGCGGCAGAACCGAGAGAGCCGCGAGGCAATGCGGCGTCTTACGCGGAGCGGATCGATCCGCGACGCGATGGCGGTCGACTTCGAATAGCGCGCCAAGAGGCAATCGATCGCCTCTTCAACCCCGACTCATTGACAAAGGCATTCCGAGTGCCTGGGGGGGCGCGGACGGCCCCATTCATAATCATAGAAGGACGAACACATGGCAGTTGTCACCAACACGTTTCAGACGACCCAGGCCGTCGGCAATCGCGAGGAGCTTTCCGACGTGGTTTCGCGGATTACACCGGAAGACACTCCGATCTATTCGCTGATCGAAAAGGGCAAGTGCGTCACGGTCCACCCGGAATGGGAGACGGACGAACTCGCAGCCCCGGGCGCCAATATCCGCGAGGAGGGTGAGGAATATGCGTTTGGCGCGATAACCCCGCCACAGCGGCTTGGCAACTATACGCAGATCATGCGCAAGGACTGGATCATCTCGGCGACGCAGGAAGTCGTTTCCGAGGCCGGAAACGTGCAGAAGCGGAAGTATCAGAAGCTGAAAAAGGGCGTCGAGATCCGCAAGGACGTCGAATATGCGATCGTCAATTCTAACGCCTCCGTGGCCGGCGCAACGCGCGAGCTCGGCTCATTGCCGACTTGGATCGAAACCAATGTCTCGCGCGCACCCGGCGGCATCAACGGCGGCTTCGATGCGAACACCGGCCTGACGGCGGAACCGACCGACGGCCCCCAACGAGCATTCTCAAAGACCATCCTGGACGATGTGATGCAGCAGGGTTACCAAAACGGCGCGAATTTCCGGCATGTCTCGGTTTCGCCCTATGTCAAATCCGTCTTCGTCACCTTCATGTCCGACGGCAATGTCGCGCCCTTCCGCTATGCAGTCTCGCAGGGCGGAGAGCGAAACACGATCGTTGCGACGGCGGATTATTACGAGGGGCCGTTCGGCACAGTGATGATCCACCCGAATCGTGTGCAGGCGGTCGGCGCCGGGCTCGCCCGCAATGCCTTCTTTATAGACACGGACATGCTCTCCTTCCTGTGGCTCCGCAATATTCAGGAAGACCGCGATATCGCCAAAACGGGAGACGCGGATAAAGGGGTCATCATCGGCGAAGGTACACTGAAGGTGCACAATGAGAAGGGGCTTGGCATTGCGGCGGACCTCTTCGGGCTGAGCGCCGCCAGCTAGTAACTCGTGCCGATCCATCGACGGCTCATGCGGGCGCCTGCAGGCGCCCTTTTGTTTTTGGGGAAGACACGATGACAGAAGCGAAGATAAAGACCGTGCCGCTCAAGATGCTCTACGACAGCTGGACAACTGATGGGGAACGCATACGCGCCGGCACGGTACTCAATCTGCCGCTCCATACGGCCAAACAGTTGATTGCTAAGGGCAAGGCCGAGCGCGCCGATCCGCTGCCGGGGGAGTGGTCATGGTGATCCGCGACGGCTACTGGAAGCTCTTCGACCATGATTTTCACACCGGCCGCTCCGTCTGGGTGATGGAGGACGGCAACAGGACGCATTGGCGGACGGACTACCCGGTCGAGAGCCTCGTCCGCCAGAACGCTTTCACCCGCAATGCGACCGCCGGCAATGCCTTCGGCGAATGGACGAAGGTGGCATCGATCCCGCTCAACCTCGCGCATTCGGAAAACCTGGTCCGAGCCCATTCCGAGGGGGACGACCGTTATGTGAAGCGCTGGCTGAACGACGGCGACAACCGCGCCTGGCGCACATTCGAGGGACATCTATGACGACATTCGACTATGCGTCCCTGCTGGTCGACGCCGGCGCCTATTCCGGCCGCGACGACATCGCCCATCTCTTCGCGCGCTTCGTTGAACTGGCGGAAGTCAAGTTCAACCGGGGCTTGCGCGTGGCCGATATGGAGAGAACGTCGACACTGCCGCTGACGGAGGGCGAGGGCACTCTGCCCGCAGACTTCCTCGAGGCGCGGCAAGTGCTCGCGCCGGGCGGGCGTGTCTTGCGTGCGCAGCCGCTGGCGGAACTGTCGGCCCTCCAGACATCCGGCGGTGCCCCGATCGGCTATTCGATCGTCGGCAACCGGATCCGGGTGCGGCCGAAGGGAGCTGAGGAACTCGAGCTCAGCTATTACGCCAAAATTCCGGCGCTCACGGCAGCCGCCCCTGCCAACTGGCTCATCGAAAAGTCACCCGACGTCTATCTCTACGGGCTGGTCGAGGAGATCGCCATCTGGGAGCGCGACGCTGCCAAGGCGAGCGCGGCCGAGACGTTGAAGCGGCAGGCGATGGCCGGCCTCGGGCTTGCCGATGAGCGCCTGCGCTGGGGCAATGGCGAAATCGTCATCGGAGGGCTGACGCCATGACGCTTCTAAGCGTGATCAACGAGGCCTGCGATATCGTCTCGCTCGATCGTTTCGACAGCGTCTACGGGACGAGCGATCCGAACGCGCAGACGATGGTGGCGCTGGCGCAAGAGGCGGGCGGCGAGATCGCGCGGCGCGGCGATTGGCGGCGCATGTTGAAAACCCTCCTCATCTCCGCTTCGCCGGAACTGCTGCCCTCTGATTACCAACGGCTCGCGCCGGGCGGGCCGGTGCGGACGGCGGATGGGCGATGCTTTCGTCTGGTGACCAGCGAGGCGCAATGGGCCGTGATCGCCGCTGTCGCGTCCGCAGAGCCCTATTGCCATCTTCGCGGCAAGGAGATGCTCCTTTTACCAGCCGCTTCGGCCGGGGGCGCGACGGCAGACTATTTCTCGAAGAACTGGGTGATCGGCGATCCCTACGAGGAACGCGATGTCTTTCGCGCCGACGACGATACAACGCTCTTTCCGGAGCGGTTGCTGGCCAAGGGATTGATCTGGCGGTGGAAGCGGCAGAAGGGCCTGCCCTTCGAGGACAATCTCGCGGAATTCGAGGCCGATCTCCTGCAGGAGATCAATGCGGACAGGGGGACGACATGACGAGGGTTCTGCCCGGGCGGCTGCCGCTGACGAACCGCGGACAGGCGAGCATCGGACGCGTGCAGACTTCGCACGCGATGACGTTTCCGGCGCCCAAAGGCGGGCTGGTGACGACCGCCGACATGGCTTCCCAGACGCCGGGATCGGCGAGCGTGCTCAGAAATTTCCTGCCGACGCTGACCGGCTGCAAAATCCGCGGCGGTTCGCGGAGGGCGGGGCTGGCGGCGGATGGCGGCGCCATCCGGAGCGCCTTCAAATATAAATATGGCAGCAATGAAAAGCTGTTCATGGCGACGGCGAGCGCGATCTACAACATGACGGCGCCGGCAGCACCGCCGGCGACGACCGCGGCGGAGGTCAGCGGGCTCAATGGCGGCGACTGGTGTGCCTTTCAGCACACAACGGCCGGCGGCTCCTTTCTCGTCTGCCTCAACGGCGCGGATGCGCGCCGCGTCTATGACGGGTCGAGCTGGGCGACGACGCCGGCGATCACCTTCTCCGATGCGACGACCATGGCGGAACTCAATTATGGCTGGCTCTTCAAGAACCGCGAGTTCTTCCTGAAGAATGCGACGCTCGATGCCTATTACCTGCCTGTCAATGCGATCGGCGGTGCGGCTTCGGTGTTTCCGCTGGGCGGCGTGATGAAGAAAGGCGGATCGTTGCTGACCGGCTTCTCCTGGTCGCTCGAAAGCGGCGACGGACTTTCCGATCTCTGCGTCTTCGTTTCGACCGAGGGGGAAATCGCCGTCTATGCCGGTGCCGACCCATCGAGCGCCAGCGAATTTGCGCTGAAAGGCGTCTACCAAATCGGCAAGCCACTCGGGAAGAATGCCTGGATCCGGGTCGGCGGCGACGTGCTGATCGCCACGACGGACGGCCTCACGCCTATATCGCAGGTGTTCCAGCGCGATCGCCAGGCGCTTTCGCAGGTCTCCGCCTCGCGGCCGATCGAGGACGATTGGCGGCAGGCGGCGAATGCGACCGGCTCGGGCTGGACCCTCAAACCATGGGTCGAGCAGAACCTCGTCTTCGTAGCCTTTCCGGACAACAGCGTCGTCAGCGACAAGACCTTCGTGCTGAATGTGTTGAGCGGGCGGTGGTCGACAATCGGCAATTGGCGGGCGAGTTGCTTCGAGACGCTGCAGGGCGGGCTCTTCTTCGGCTCGCGCGATGGCTATTGCTGGCAGGGGGACACGGGCGGCACCGACGATGGTTTGACATTTGCGGCGACCTATCTCTCGCAATTCACGCCGGCCTCGCAATTCGGCCAGCGCGCAGCGGCAACGATGGCGCACATGTACTTTCGCGCGAAGACGAAGCCGAAGGTACGGCTATTCGCGCGGGCGGATTTCGACAGGACGGCGCCGCCCTTCGACCAGGTGACGGAGGGGGACACGGCATCGCCGGAATGGGATGTCGGCCTCTGGGATGTGGCGCGCTGGGACGGGGTGTCCGAGACGTTGCGCTACGACTTCCGCCAGAACGTGCGGGCGGCCGGCGACATGCTGGCCGTCGGCTGCGTCATCACCTCCGGCGGCGCGGTGAAGCTCGACATAGAGGTGGATCTCGCCACGATGCAGGTAGCGACCGGGGAGGGGAGCGCTTGAAGCTCCTCTGGGGCGGGGAGCGCGACCCTGCGACCAACCGGGCGATCGCCGATTTCGTCGTCAACCACATCGAAGGCTGCGAGAGGGGCTTTGCCCAATTCACGACGCTGGGGGTGATGGTGGAAGGCCAGATCATTGCCGGCGTCGTCTACCACAATTATGCGCCGGAGGCGGGCGTCATCGAGCTTTCCGCCGCTTCCACCAGCAAACGCTGGCTGACGCGGCCGGTGCTCAAAGCGATGTTCGGCTATCCCTTCGACGAGATCGGCTGCCAAATGACGGTGCTGCGCGTCTCGGAAGAGAACCGCGGCATGGCCGATATCGCCCGCCGCTTCGGGTTCACAAGCCATCGCATCCCCCGCCTGCGAGGACGCGGGGAGGCGGAAATCATCTTCACTCTCACGGACGATGACTGGCGGGCGCATCCCGTCAATCGACACTGACGGTTCGTGGCGCCAGGGAGCGTTGACAGCTCTTGTTGTGGTGCTTGTGCGTGGATCCTCGGGTCAAGCCTGGTCAAGCCCGAGGATGACCTGTGGAGGGGTTTTAACTGGGTGCCCGACTGCGTCTCCAGCTTGCGTGCGGCGGTTTGCTTCAGCCGACGGCTCTCTCCGACTCCGTCATCGTCTTTCCTCCTACCACTCCCCATTCTCAAACAGGTGCTCTCATGGGAAAATCGAAAGCCCCCACTCCTCCCGATCCGAAGGCAACGGCGGCAGCGCAGACCTCGACGAATATCGGGACGGCCGTTGCCAACGGCTATATCGGCAATGTCAACCAGGTGACGCCGGACGGAAGCCTTACCTACAAGGTTACGGGCACGAACAAGTGGACCGACCCGATGAGCGGCAAGGCCTATGACCTGCCGACCTGGACGGCGGTCCAGGAACTCTCTCCCGAGCAGGCGGCGATCAAGAGAGAGAATGATGGCGCCAACCTCAATCTCGCGACGCTTGCAAACCAGCAGTCCTCGCGCCTGACGGACCTGCTCGGCAAGCCGGTGGACCTTTCCGGCGCACCGGCGGCAGGAAAGGCGTCCGACCTCACGCTGCCGCAGTACCGGCAGTTTTCCGGCGGACCGAAGCTTGCGACCACGGTCGGCAATGCCGGCAGCGTCACGCGCAGCTATGATACGGAGCTCGACACGAGCCGATACGAGGAGGCGCTGATGGCCCGCCTCAACCCGCAGCTCGACCGCGACCGGGCAGCCCTGGAAACGCGGCTTGCGAACCAGGGGCTGCAGCCGGGATCGGAAGCCTATGACCGCGCGATCGACGAGGCGAACCGGACGGCGACCGACGCACGCGTTGCGGCCGTGCTGAATGCCGGACAGGAGCAGTCGCGGCTCGCCAATCTCTCGCGAGACAAGGCGAGTTTCGAGAATGCGGCCCAGGCGCAGGCCTATGGTCAGGCCTTGCAGAATGCCGATTTCAGCAATAATGCGCTGCAGCAGATGCACCAGAACGGCCAGTCGGCGACCGCGGCCAACAACGCGCTCAAGGACCAGGGCTTCAACGCGCAGCAGGCGTTGCTGAACGCCAAGAACGCAGCCCGTTCGAACTATCTGAACGAGCAATATGCGTTGCGCAACCAGCCGATCAACGAGATCTCGGCGCTGCTTTCCGGCGCGCAGGTGACGAACCCGAATTTCGTGCCGACGCAGGGGCAATCGATCCAGCCGGTCGACTATGCGGGGCTGGTGCAGCAGAACTATCAAAACCAGGTGGCGGCCTATAACGCGCGGCAGCAGGCGGGGGCCGGCTTGTTTCAGTCTCTGCTGGGCCTTCTTCCGAAATCCGATCGCCGCGCCAAGAAGAACATCGAGAAGGTGGGCAAGCTCAAGGGGCACAGCCTCTATGAATACCGCTACAAGGGAGAGCCCGCCGGCGGGCCGAAATATATCGGCGTGATGGCGCAGGAGGTGGAGAAGACACGTCCCGATGCGGTCGTTCGCGGGCCCGACGGAATGAGGCGCGTGGATTACGGCAGGCTTTTCGCCGCCGGTCAGGGGCGGAAACAGGGGCCAAGGTCCTGACGCTCTCGCGAGAGATGCTCCCCAAAATTGCGATTGATGGAGGTTACATTGCCACGAACAGGCGGGATCTATTCACCCCCGGCCGGCACCAAAGGGGTGCCGAACACGACGATCCAGAGCGTGCCCTATAACGCGTTGATCGACGACCTGACGGCCGATGCAAACGCCGCGCGGCCGATCACCGCGGGCGGGACCGGCGCCACATCGGCGAGCACCGCCCGCGCAGCGCTTGGCGCGCAAACGGCCCATGCCGCGCTGACTTCGATTTCCGGCCTCACCACCTCGGCCGACAGGATGATCTACACGACCGCGGCGGATGCCTATGCGACGACGGCGCTGACACCTTACGCGAGGACGCTGCTCGACGATACGACGGCCGCTGCCGCGCTAACGACGCTCGGGATTTCGGGCTTCATGCAGACGGTGCTCGACGACGCGGATGCGGCCGCGGCGCGCGCGACGCTCGGCACCAACAGTGCATCGAACCTGACGACCGGCACGCTGCCGAACGCTCGCGTCTCGGGGGCCTATGACGGCATCACGACGCTTACGACCTCCGGCAAGATCACCACCACCGGGAACGAAATCGAGATTTCAGGGGGAAATCCGAGAACCAAATACACCGACACCACGACAGGGGCCTACGACTTCTGGACCTCCGTCGATTCGCAGAATTTCTACATACTCGTGGATCGAACCGGGAGCGGAACGTGGGACACACCGCATCCGCTGCAGTTGGAGGGGGATACGAGTCGCGGCTTTCTGTTCGCGAGCGAAATTCTCACGGTCGGCAATTACGACTCGCTCGGCGTTACCCCCGAAGCCCGCACGATAACCGCAGGCAACGGCCTGACGGGTGGTGGTGACCTTTCGGCGAACCGGACGCTGACGCTGGGGATGCCTTCGAGCATCACCAATTCAACGGCTAACTCGGTTACTTCGACTAGCCATACGCATGCGCTTGGGTTCATTGCGGCGGAGGTGTCGACGACGACGAGCGCCAGCACGACGAGCTTCCCGTTGGGACACATTGTTTGCATGCGGAAGTCGGGAGGCTCCACCCTGAGCCGAAACGGTACGGAGGGAGTCTTTATATCTTCAACCGATTCGTCTTTTTACGTGAACGCCGACCATGGCAGCGCTGGTACTCAACTTTCAGGAACTTGGCGCAGCCGGGGCGGCGGGGATGATGCCGCCAGCAGCACAGACTTCTTTATCATGCAAAGGGTTGCCTAAATGGCTCTTTACGCGATTCCAATGTCCCTCAATGCTGTCTCGATAGTCGCCGCAACGGCCGAGCCCGATGTCTTCATCGTTAAGAGCAACATAACGGACATCGAAGGAAATACCTATGATACGGACTACTGCAGTCGCCCCGACGACGGGTTCGGCCTGAACCCAACGCTTCGCCAGTGGCTCGCCGGCAACCCTTCGTTCCCAGTCCAACCCCACGTCCCGCCAACGGCAGAGGTGACACGTGCCGCATTGCCGCCGCTCTCTGCGCACTAACTCCGGCTCGGTCTATCAAATCTTAGTAGTTCGCCGGCCCAGATCGCTGCTGCAACTGACGTCATGCCCGCTGGCGCAGTTAAGGGCACGATGCAAATTGAATGAGAATATTTCTTATCGTCTCGATTAGCGTCAAGTTCGGTCTTGTTGCGGAAGAGCAGTTGAATGACATTTGGATACAGTCGGTGCACTCATAGCACTGAAGATTACGCCCATTTAAGGTTAGAAAGGAATTCTTGATCTTCATTCGTGTCCTGTGCGCTCCAAGGTGCAAGGCAAATGCCATGAGCGGTCAGCTTTCCTCTCAGATCATTCGCAATGTCTGTTTTCTTATCGTTAAAATCCGGAATCCCAAACTGAATAGAAGAGCGGCTAGTCTTTCTCATTCTGGAGAACTTGGTCGTCGGTATTCCTATGTCAGCAATTATCTCTGTTCTATAGTCAATTATTCCAGAGTAGACAGCGGGAATGCCGAGGGCGAAACAAGGAATCGCACAATGGATTCTCGATGTTATTGCTGCACGGGCATTGGTTCGGTAATAAGTCAAGAGATCCTTAGCCAGCTGGTTTTTGGTCGCGTGAGTTGCAAAGGGAACGTCGTGCTTGTGGCTGATCTGCCGAAACTGCTTACGTTCCTTGCGATCAAAATACCAAGTTCTAATGTCGACGAGAACATCCGTGCGACCTTTCAGTGATCTCGGTCGTTCTGGAAACGTCATGGTGGCGCAACCGCTGATGTATGCGTCCACGCCCCATTTTGTCAGGGTCTCGACGGTGTCTCGATCGCGACAGCCAATCGGCTCGAAACGCTTCAAATACTCACTGTGTCTCGAATAGGTTTCCCTCGCCTTTTCGCTCAGATGGAAGCCAAAGAATATGGGGATTATGTTTTCCGATGGGGGCCAGTTTTGGGGTTCGTGGCTAAACCAGCCATTCATTACGACAACACAAGGTTCTCCCGCGTAGTGGCTCAAGAAATCCCTGTCGACAATCGAGCATTCCTGGCCAATGTGTTGAGCCACAGCGAGCGTTTGAATGTTGTCGCCGATGTTATTGGTGTTGGAATAACCCAAAACAGCAATTTTCATTGATTTTCCGACTCCTGACGCGGTGCTCCAGTCGTTTACAAGCCAAATGGTGATCCAGCAAGGCCGCAGGCCCTGACGTTCAGAGAATTTGAACAGTCAATGGGCGCAGCGTCTCACTACCCGTATTACAGCGAGAACTGCGCATCGGATGATAAGAGGGGGTGCAAGCACAAATCTATTAAGCTGCTGGCTGTTAGTCCTGTTCAGGGCGGCCCTCTCGCTCTGAACGATACGGTATCACGATACCGTATCGGTCGACTTTGCCTCGGCTTTGATACTCGCGAGCCTCCTCAACGGAATATCCTCTCTTGATTCAAGCGCTCCCAACGAATCTTGGTCGTTGAATTTGTTGCTTGAACTGATCTTCAGAACTGGGATAGCGCTCTCGTCCACCGTCTCAGGAAGAGTAACTGCGTAGTCTGGCTGAGATATGATGCGCTTCAACAGTGCCGGTCCCTTTCCGGAAAGCTTTGGAGTGAAATTCCAAATCGCGGCGGCCTGTTTGTCGCTGCGCACGATGTACTCGAATAGGTGCATGACCCAGAAATAATCCCCGAGCTTTCCTGAGTTCATATAATAATGCCTGGCCAGTGCTGACCACTTTCCAACCAGATAGTTGCCGCGCGCCGAGGCGAGAAACCAGCTATGCACAATGATCTTCCCTGGATAAGCTTCTGGAAATGCGAAGAAGCCACTTTGCATCAGTGGCAAGAGCCACTGGTCCAATGGCTTGACGCAGCAGCAGGTCGCATCGACCCATACCCCGCCGTATTGCTCCAGCAGAGCCAATCGGATCACATCTGACTTGCTCTGAATCTTGCGGGCGCCGCCCGGTTCATCAATATCGATAAAATTTGAGAGGGTGTCATCCGACAGAACGTTGACCTGCCATTCGGGATTTTTGCTAGACCAACTGGCGATCGCAAATTTTACGAACGGCGGGGCGTCCTCAATGGGTTTGTCCCAATAAATCCAGATCACCTTTTCGAGCTTCTTTGGTAATGCTTCGACGCCATAACTGTAGTTCTGGAAGTGTAATGTTTTCTTTCCGAGGACCAAACGCCTAAACGAGTGGCGGAGTTTCTTGTACAGTAAGAATACCTTGAATAAACGCATGTAGTCCTCTCTTGCCATCTCCCCGGCTATTGCCCCGCCCGGGGGATCCCGGCGCTTATACATCAAAAGATTCACCATAAATAGAGCTCCTGTGCATGCGCAGCCGAGCCAATCTCCAGTAGTGCGAACGATGGACAGAAACCCCGCCTCAAGGCGCGATGATGCCGCTCGGTCCACACACGCGAGCCTGAGTCGGGCGATGCGACCGCGCTCCGATGACGTAATTCACGCCACAAACGTAGCAGCCTGACGATCACGATCTGTGCTGACATTGTCATTGCCAAGACCCTTTGCATCCTAGTAAAGGTGCCTGGATGTCTGTAACTCCCTCGGGTTCTCATGCAATTTCGTGATCTCCTCCGCTTGTGGCTTTGGGCCCGGTCACGCGGGCGCATTTCGATTGGTCCTAAATGCCGTATCGAGTGCGGAGCCGTTCTAGATCTAAGTGAGGGTGGCACTGTAACGGCCGGTCGGAGATGCAGGCTACGCAAGGGTTCAATGCTCATCCCGTATGGGGGAGCTATCAGCATCGGAGACGATTTCAGCTTGAATCCGTACTCTGTGCTTTACGGCCACGGGGGTTTGAACATTGGAAACAGTGTGCGCATAGCGGCAGGATGCGTCATTGTTCCTGCTAATCATGTATTCAACGACCCGCACACGGCCATTCGCAATCAAGGGTTGACGAAGCTCGGCATTGCCATTGAGGACGACGTTTGGATCGGCGCGAATGTCACAATTTTGGACGGAGCGCATATTTCCCGTGGGTGTGTCATAGCTGCTGGCTCCGTCGTCCGCGGCCGGACAGAATCTTTTGGTGTTTATGCGGGGGTTCCGGCGAGAATGATCGGGAGACGCGGAGAGATCGAAAGCGCGATGTAAATGTATCGCCTCCTTGAAGATCACTCAAGTGCCGGTGCCGCAAACTTGAGGTCACGATGAAAAGGCTCGCACGTTCCATCAGGAAGAAGTATCGCTATTTTGTCGATGCCAAGACTGTGACGATCGATGGCGTAACTCTTATCTCTGACAGAGATCGCATACCGCTCTATCTTCGGGACTTGATGTACCGTGAGGTCTACGAAGACACCGAGCGAAATATTCTGCTAAAGATATTAAAGCGAGGTCACAAGGTTGTAGAGCTGGGTACCGGACTTGGGTTTATTTCACTGCTTGCGGCCAGAATATGTGGCTCAGAAAACGTCAATACTTATGAAGCCAATCCCGCGATTGAGTCACTTATCCGAGAGAACTTCCGGCTCAATAACATTGAGCCCCAGCTCCATATGAGAGCTGTCACGCGCGACGGGCGCAAGCTCTCATTTAATGCCGCGGACAACATTATTTCGTCGAGCTCCTTTGAGCGGGGCGTTAGCGGAAGAACATTGGATGTCGATAGCGAAGCTTTTTCGGAAGTGCTGAGGGCTCATTCGCCGGATGTCTTGATAATGGACGTCGAAGGCGGCGAATACGAGCTGCTGATGTCAGACAACCTCGGGCCGATAGAGCATATTCTCGTCGAGCTGCATCCGCATATCATCGGCCGTGAGAAGGTGAACGAGATTAGGTCGCATCTCGGCGCCAAAGGCTTCGCTGTCGAGAGCAACGACCGTAAGACGTTTCATTTTCACAAAATTCGCCCCACCTAATGGTGAAACAGGCGCTTCGTAGCGGACCGATATCCTTAACAGATATTTGCGAGCCGCTTTTCTATGATCTTAATGTCGACCGCCTCTCTACGCTTCCAGCAAGCAAAAGCTCGCTTAAAGCGACCGATATTCCTATTCAACCAACAAGGTGACCTTAAGCAAAACCTTGCCTCCCTTGCCGCGAGCCGCGGGGCGAAGCGACCCTGATTAAGGTTTATTGTCGATAACGGCGAGGGCAGCGTGAAATCGTCTTCCGCCCACTTCACGGACTGCGGTGTAGTTAATCATTTCTAAAATTATTAGTTGCGCTGGCAACAGAAACTTCCTAACCAGTCTGTGACTGGGAGTTACTCAAAGGGGCGGCGATGGCGACGATCACAGTAAATAGCAGCTACTGGCTGGACATGCGGGGCATCGATTTTGGATGGCTTCCGTATGCTGATTCCTACACCTACGGTTCCACAGTCTATGCCGCGTATTTCAGCGACGGGGTCGTAGAAGAATTTAGGGGTAGCGGGTTCACTTACAACTCCGATGGAATGCCTACGGGCGGAACTGTGAGGAGCTATGCTATCTTTGACAACGGCACTCGAGTAGCTTCCATAGACGGCGTAAGCGTTTCCGTTACGAGCATCGTGAATGCGGCACTGACATACACAACTAGTGACGACATTGCCGTGATCGGAAGAGCGCTTGCAGGCAATGACACATTAAGGGGCGGAGGTTTTGTTGACTACCTGCGGGGGTTTGCCGGCAATGACACTTTGTACGGCAACGCTGGGAACGATTCCCTTGTAGGGGATGATGGCAACGACACCTTTATTGGCGGCACGGGGGGTGACAAGCTTTACGGTGGAAATGGAAGCGACACCGCCTCCTACGCCGGAGCAACAAAGGGCGTAACGGCTAATCTCGCCAGCGCCAGCGCCAACACCAACGATGCCAAGGGGGACGTCTACTCGTCAATCGAGAACGTCACCGGCTCGAGCTATGCCGACCGGCTATACGGCAATACGGCAGCAAACAGGCTGACCGGCGGCAACGGAAATGACGTGCTGTCAGGCAACTCGGGCAATGATGTCATCAACGGCGGCGCTGGTGCGGATCAACTGTATGGCGGCTCTGGTGCGGACAAGTTCGCCTTCAAAGCTGTCGGTGAATCTGCGGGTCCGTCGTTCGATACGATTTTCGATTTTGTGCCCTCTGGAGGGGACAGGATTGACCTTTCAGGGATCGACGCCAGCACCAAAGCTTCTGGCAACCAGACATTTGCCTTCATCGGCACAGCGGCCTTCAAGGGCGTTGCCGGCGAACTTCGATACGTGAAGCAAACTTCCGACACCTACATCTACGGCGACGTTAACGGCGACAAGATTGCTGATCTTAAGATCCACCTCGATGACGCCGTAACGCTGACGAAGGGCTATTTCATTCTCTGACCAAATGAAAACAGAGACCGAAGTGAGACCCCGCGGTTGAACTGACCCCTGTAAGTTGGACATCCACTTTCGGGGGTTTTTTATTGCCCACAGGGCAGAGACTTCCTCCACAACAACAAGGTAAATCCAATGGACCAAACCGTGCCCTCCGGCGCGGCGATCCTGCTCGACTTCATCCGTGAAACGGAAGTCGGGCGGGGCGACCGCGCATCCTATGACGTGATCTACGGCAACAACCAGGACAAGCTGCCGCGGCCGGTAACCTCCATGACGCTCGACGAGGTCGAGGCGGCGCAACCGGGGTGGTCGAGGCGGTTCGGGTCGAGTGCGGCCGGCGGCTACCAGTTCATGAAGAACACGCTGGACGCGCCGCGCACGCTGAGGGACATCGAAGGCGAAATGGGGCTTACGGGCAAGGAGAGGTTCACGCCCGACCTGCAGGACCGCATGGCCTACCATCTCCTGAAGCGCCGCGGCTATCATGCGTTCATTGCCGGAAAGATCAGCCGGAGCGAATTCGGCAGGCGGCTCGCGCAGGAATGGGCGTCGTTGCCGGTGCTTGGCGATACGGAGGGCGCGACGCGGAGGGTGAGGCGCGGGCAATCCTATTATGCCGGCGACGGGCTCAACAAGGCACTGGTAAGGCCCGAGACGGTGGAGGCGGTGCTCGACCAGGCGGTGGCGGCGGCGCGCGCGGCGGGCGGGGAGGCGAGAGGACGGGCGCCGGTGCCGGTTTCGGAGCGGGCGCGGCAGCGCAGGGCGATCCGCAAGTCCGGCCGGTTCTGGACCTGGCTGCTGACGGCGGGCGGCTCGATCGTCACGGCGCTCAAGGAACTCGACCTCGTGGCGCTCGACTGGCGGGTGCAGATGGCGATCCTCACCCTGATCGTGGGCTTTGCAATCTATGCGATCAGCTCCATGCCGGCGGTTCGCCAGGCGCTGGGGCTCAAGTGATGGCGGCGTGGCTGAAAATGATCGGCGGTGCTCTTGCGCTCGCGGCACTCGCCTGGGCGGTGCTCGAGATCCGCGAGGATGGCGCGCAATCCGCCAGACAAGCAATCGAAAGGCAGAACAATGAAGCGGCTTTGCAATCGGCTGCTCGCCGCAGCGACTTTGACCGCTGCGTCGATCGCGGCGGCGTGTGGGACTTCGGCACCGGCAAGTGTCGCCGGCCTCCGCCAGGTGGTCGGGACTGACCTCATCGGCGCGCGCGGCGCCACGGCGGCGGACCAGCAGAAGATCGACCGGACGGTCGTCGGCATCTGCGCGGCGGCGGTGTGGTCGAGGGCGGAATGCTCACGTCACGGTGAAGGGCGGGGGCACGGGGAGGGGCGGCGATGATCGATGCCAGCGTTCACCAGCAGCTCGGCACGCTGATTGCCGAGGTGAAGAACCTGCGCGAGGATTTCCGGCGCGCGGAAGACAGGTCGGAGGCGGGCCGCGCGCTTCTCAACCGGCGGGCGGAAGAGCTCGTCGGGCGGGTGGGGACGCTCGAGGGCGCGATGGCCGTGGTCAAGGCCGAGATCGCCGAGATGAAGCCGGTGACGGAGGATGTCCGCAAATGGAAGCTGATGGGCATGGGCGCGCTCGGCGTGATCGGCATCGGCGGCGCCTCGCTGGGGGTAACCTTTGCCGATGCGGTGAAGCGCGGGCTCGCCCTGGTGCGGGCAGGGTGA